TAGTGAGATGTATGCGCGTGTAGGATGCGCGCCCCCCATCTGTCTTATCGCGATCTCTTACGACGATGAGCCGATACGATGGTTTCGGCCAATTCCTTCACGAGAGCCTCTTCTGACCACTTCTGATATTCGCCCTTGTTCATGCCCTGATGGAATCGAATACGCTTGCCTTCGACGATGGCATCCAACTGTGGATCGATAGTGGTCAGTCCTTCCATCTGCACGTATACGGCGTTGACTGATGTAGCAGTCTGACCGATACGAATGAATCGTCCTTCTGCCTGTTCTTCATTAGCAGGATTCCACTGTCTCTCGTGTAACACGCAGTCAGAACAGGTCTGAAGATTAAGTCCTTCGCCTGCTGCCAGAGTAGATGCGACCATCAGACACCGTGATGCAGAATTGAATTCTACCTGCGTCTGATATCTCGCCTCACCACTCATTGATGCGTCAATCTTCAGGATCGGCATATCCTTGCCGTATGCTTCCTTCAGACCATCAAACAACATGGACTGAACATCCTGATGATGAGCGAATACCACCAGTTTCCGGTCCGTATCCTCGATGAATTCATCAACGTATTCCATCGTGGCAGGAATCTTAGCGATAGCCACGAGATGACGCATCTTAGCCATCATCCCGAGTATCTGCATGGAACTAGCAGCCGCTGCTTCGTCTTCATACCATCTGACGAAATCCTCTACTGCATCATCGTAGACTTTCTCCGTGTCAGCATCCATCTGAACGTGGAGTTTAGTCCTGTTAACGAGGGGAAGTTCTTTCATCACTTCTGTCCTCTCACGACGAATGAGTAGATCCTTCGTCAGTTCCTTGAATCTAGCAACATTCTTGATTCCGCCTTCCTTTCGGAAGTTTCCCTGCCAGTAGTAGTCTACGTGTGCTCTCTTGAATCCCTCTTCTGATGAGAACTTGATAGGATCGATCATATTCAGCATCGGAAACAACTCACTACCGCGATTCTTCCACGGTGTGCCCGACAGCGGAATACATTTCCTATCCTTGACTACCTTACGTACCATCTGTGTGCGTGTAGAGTCAACATTCTTAATCTGCTGACATTCATCTAACACAACACACTTGATACCAACCTTATCGAACTTCGTGATATCGAAGCCCTGAGTGACAGTCTTTCCTGATTTCTTCATGGTCTTGACTTTAGGCACTAACATATCGTATCCGACGATGTAGTGCTTCAGACCCGGAATCAGGTAATCACCCGACTTTTCAATGATTTGAGGAACGTGCATGTCACCGAGCCACTGAATCAGGAATACAGCAAACTGATATTTCAGTCCGCTCTTCACAATCCAGAGAGTCGGCCACAATTCAGGATGGAATTTGATGATTCCACCTGCCTGAATGGTCTTCCCCAATCCCATCTCATCGAGAACAGCACCACCCTTGCCTACGGATAATGCTGCTTCGAGGAACTTCATTCCTTCGATTTGGAATTCGTATGGGCGGAATCGACCACACTTGCTACACTTGTTTTTATCCCACTCATGCGGGCAGTTAGGATCTCCGCCCATCTGGAATGTGTGGAATGGTGTGCCTTTGGGGATTTTCTTTACGAGGAGATGACCACATTCCAGTGTGATGAATTTCAGGTCTGGCTGATCATCTTTCGAGGAAGGAATAGTCTTCTCAGATTTCATCACGGCTACCTTGCCACAGAACTCACATTTGTCCTGAAGCCGTGTAATCTGATACTTTGGTGTGCGTATTACCTGCTCATCGAATGTGACTTCTACCGTCGCACCTGAGCGAATAGCATCAATAATCTCAGGTGACAGTGACAGGTTAGAACATGGTGCCGTGTTATCACAGCCCAATTCCTTAGCCTTAGCAGCCCACACTTCATCATGCCCATGTCCGGGTGTGAGTGCGTGTGCAACTTCATGACGGTTAGTATTCCTAACGTCAGGATCAGGATGGATATCAACGTGGTGAGCCGACAGGATAATGCATTTATCCTTGTACGAACACAGACCAAGGAATCGACTATCAGCATTCTGATTCAATCGGACTCCCCAATCTTTGAGACCATGCTGATTCAGCAAGTCTCGTAAATCTTGCGATGCCTGTTGCCTAGTCATCACTAAATCGTCCTTTCGGTAGCGATTTACTGGGATTACTTTTTGGTGACTTCAGCGAAGAACTTAGCAGCATTCTCTGCCGTCATATTCTTCTGAAGCATGATTACTCTGACTGCCACAGGGTCCACGCCATACTTGGCACACGCGTCCTTCAATTCATTACGTTTGAAGGATGATGCAGACGGTGCCTTTGGAGTCTGAGATTTCGGCTTAGACGGAGCCTGTGGCTGATAGGAAATATCGGAAGCCTTGAATTCTTCCCGACGTTTATCACGAATCATCCCTGCGGCAGATTGAATCTGTGACTGCCACATACGATATTCGTTCTCTTTTTCGAGAAGAGCAGCACGATCATCAAATATCGCTTTTCTGAGGATATCCGCTCGCTCCTGCATCGCCTTAGCGAATGTGTAGAGTTTATCCTCTTCTTTGATGTTCTCATCCTGCTGAATAGACGCCTGAAGTTCAATCGCAGGAGTCGTCTTCGCATTGAATACGTCTGGCTTGATTTGAATCGAATAGTCGATTTTCTTCGACTCTTCTAACAAGACGTTGACTTCGCCCGCGCGTGTGATTGCAGCTGTTTCCTCTGCTACACAGAACTCACACATCCACATGTTATGAGCTTCAAGTGTAATCTGAAGATTGGTGCGATCACAAGTCTCACAATCGCCAATCTTACCTTTGGCCTTATTCACCAACATTATCGGCTCCTCTTCTGAGTCTGAACTGGAGCTGACTTCTGAATAGTCGGTTTGGCAGTACGATGCACACGACCAGCTGTATGCCATGTGCAGTCGCCGATACGCTCGTATGGATTGTCGGCGAATGGATTAGTAACTGAGGTGGGAATACGCCGAACGCGTATAACTCGCTTACAGGTATTGCAGAAGAATCGTTTCATTGGGCGTCCTTTCGGTAACGCTGGCCGGGTCTGATGATGGATAGACTAGAATCTAGGATTAGACGCTAGGCTTAGATAGGCAGACCGTAGGCACCCGTCCATTCTAGCACGGTTGTCAAGTGTCCCGTTAAACCCTTTATCGACGCGGGTTACGGGGGGATGGTCGAGCTGGAATGGCCCCGGCCCGACCCGTCCCGGCAATATACTCCTAGAATATCATTCTCCCGTGATTAGTTTGACTCGATTGATTTCTTCCTGGGTTACGTCTGATAGTTCAATCCCACGTGATCTAGCAATGCGTACTCTGATATCGATGTCTGCGAGTGCGTCTACTTCCGGTACTCTACATGTAAGACATTTCGGCATCTCCTCTTTCACTGAGTCTTCATCCAATTTGAAATCTTCACCGCACCCCCAACACACCGACATACGACCCACGATTGTATCCTCCACATTACGTGGTAGGAAGTGTTCGCAGTAGTCGAGTGCGCATCTCCATCCTGTGTTGAATTTGCTGAGTTGTTGATGAATGTACTTGTGTGTATGTTTCGTCCTCTTAGCCATTCGATGCCTCCTATGATGGATCGTAATAGTGTCCGCTTATGAGGGCGACCCTCTCCCCCTGTCCCCCATGATAACACGGTCGTAAGGCGATGTCAAAGGTCGAGGTTGGGTTGTAGGATTAGATTATGATATGTAAAAAAAAAAAAATAAAAAAAAGAGAATATAATACTATAAAACCCAACCTCAAGCACCCCAACCTCCCGTATGAGCCGTATTGAGTGGGGAGAGAGGGAGGGGGATGGGATCAAAAGAGGACAGTTACCCGACCTCTTACGATATCATAGGCGCACAGCTAATCCTACCGAGCGAAGCGAGGATGATTCTATGGACCCGATAGGAGGGATGAGAAGACAAAAAAATACCCGGTCCCTGTATTAGCAGACCGGGTATCGAGTCGGACTATGCGATGTAGGTAATTCCGAGGACTACTTCAGCAGTGGCTTTTGCCTCCTCAAATGTCTTCTTGGCTGCCATGATGACTTTGATCATCTCACGGATGCGGAGCTGCTCATCGTTCTCGATTGTTGGCTTGATGATACCAGCCGCATCAAAGGCAGAGTTACGCGCGCGTGCTGTGGCTGCTGCTTTGCGCTCTGCATTGCGTGAGTCGAGCTGTTCTTTCTCACTGAGCGTATCATTCGCTGCGACCATTTCCGCGTATGATTCGTAGTATGTGACGGTCACATTGAACTTCATGGCCGTGGGCAGTTTCGTGCCATACGCGGTCGAGGCAGTCGAGTCGAAAGATTCAGTTTTCACAAAGGCTCCAATCGGCTCGCGTCATTGCGAGGTGACACCAGAGTATCATGCATCGGCCCCGTGGCAACATTTATTTTAGAGCGCACAGCTAAAATTTTCGCGTTCTTTGCGACTGTTCCTATCAATCTGCATAGAAGGAGGGCGCACAGCTGCGTACAGGGATAGGCGCACAGCTATGGGCCGGGCTGGGCCTACCTCTACCATAGTCCGTATGTTCCACGTGGAACATTAGAGCCTAAGCCGATATGCATCGTCGCCGGAGCGAGCCTAGAGGCTGACGGGATTTTGACGTCAAAATAAATCGACGGATTGTGTCGAATTCGCTTGACTCGTTTAGGGTCGGCCTGTAAAATCGTAGGCGTCGCTGATGACGAGCGACGCGGCGACGAGCCTGCCTCGCGCCGACTAGTCCGGGCCAATCCCGGCTCGGCCTTTGACAACTGAATAGAGGTAGTATGAAGAACGTGAAGTTCGAAGGAACGATGAAGAATGCCCATGGTGTTAAGCTTACCAAGCTGAAGCTGAAAGACGGCAGTCCTGTTCCGTTCAAGTCGCTGAAATACTCGGGCGACTACAATCAGTATGAAACCAAGGAAGAGATGATTCAGGCAGAAGGATTTCCTTCTGACGAGGATATCGTCGCTTGGCGTAATACGCTCATCAAGAACGCGGCTCGGGCGAAAGCTGCCAACAACGCGCTTGATGAGGCGAACGTGCAGAAGCCGGACTTGGAGAATGACGAGCAACTTCGACTCAAGTCGATGCTCAAGGTTCTGCTTGCCGACGGCAAGAAAACCGAAGCAGAGGCTCGGGCGATTGCATCGCAGGTTCTCGGCATTGAGTGGGCAGACGAGGAAGACGCAGAGTAGTTCCTTCTAGATTCTAGGCCGGGCGGACTTGATATCCGCTCGGCCTCTTTATCAACTGATTCAAACTAAACGGGTGAATGCGTGTTCAACTTCAAGGTTCTGGTGTATGTCGATGCGTTCAGCGAAACGCCGACATGCACTCTCTTCATCTGGGCCGATTCAGTAGCCCAGGCCGAATTGAAAGCAGTTCGGCTGACCGGCTCCAACTACGTTGTAGTGGATGCACGATGATGAAATATCAGAATCCACTCTTCGACGGTGTTAGACGCGAGCTGGATAAGGCTCTGGATGCGCGTTTTGAAGGGCCACTGTATGAGGCATTCTCGTATGCTTCGACACTGGTTCAGGCAAAACGCATCATTGACGGCGATACTGAGATTACCGAAGTTTCATACAAGGTGATTCAGCACGAGGCCGACGAGAAGTAGTATCGACTCGACTTATGGGCTACTCCAAAAGGGTAGCCCTTTTTTTATGCACAGAAATATTTTTTGCGTTCTTTGCAACCGAGGTACAGACGTATGGGGTATACCCATGCACAGATGCGCGCACAGACTGGCACAAGGGCTAGGCAGTGAAATAACATGTCGGATTAAGTAAATGAAATAGAGTCTCATACATAAGATAAAAGAGTCTCATACATAGTATCACCCATACGATGATACAGCCCAACCGTAGCCAGAAATTGTCAGCAAGATTACAACCCCCAAATCACTGGAAACAAACGACTTACGGCACGGTCGAGTTGACAAAGGCGGCATGGTAGCGTATAATGGCCCCCTCGCTCCGCTCGGTTTAGCTTCAACTCATCACTATATCTTCGCTACGCTCAGATTAGATTTACTAAATAGGATATTATGCCTGTAGGATTAGTGTCAGATTCCGATTTCGAGAATGAATTATCTCGATTATCTGGTGTTAAGAAAGAGTCTCATCCCACTACACCAGAGATAGTGGAGATGGATCAGAAGGGTCGTAAGGAAGGTGATACGAATGTACCAGATGCACTCAGACAAATCATTGGTGAAGATGCTGTCATCAATGGTCGTCAGTCTGCTCTTGGTATCGCTCGGATGTTCGGTCTTTCTGACTCTTCTGTCTCTGCCTACGCTCAAGGAGCTACTTCTACTGCCTCATATCACGAACCTAAGTCATCGATTATAAATCATATCCAGAAATCAAGGGCGCGTGCATCAAAGAAAGCTGGTAAAGTCCTTGACGCGGCATTAGGTGCAATCACACAAGAGAAGTTAGATTACACTGATGCAAAGGAATTATCTGGCATAGCAAAAGATATGTCAGTCATCATTCGTAATCTTGACCCTCCTTCCTCCTCTGATTCCCCAGTTACCACTAATCAGCCCCAGTTTGTAATCTTCGCTCCTCAATTCAGAGATGAGCGGTCATTCGATCACATCACAGTACAAGAATGAAGGGACGAATAGATGCCATCAGTATTGAGACGTGAGACATTCAATCCAACTCTTCTTGAGTCGGAATCTCTCGTCGTAAGTGCAGAACAACAGAATCACATCAGAGAGATCCTTGACATAGGAGCCTCAGATAGTCGATTCGCAGCCAAGATGTATGATGCAATCTATCGTGTCTTAACATCTGGTCCAGCCATTCCGCCAATTGTTTCCTCACTCTCACCCAATACAGTAGTCATCGGAAGTCCAACATTTGACATTCATGTCATGGGATCAGGCTTCGTAGCTGGTTCAGTGATTATGTTTAATGGGATTGAAGAACCTACTACTGTTGTTTCCCCGACTGAGTTAACAACTGGTGTCAATATGCCACTGTGGACAGCAGAGGCAGAAGTTCCTGTAACAGTATTGAATCCTGATGGGGTACTATCTGATCCTCTTACTTTCTCCTTCACTGCTGCGGCTGCTCAGAGTAACTTCGGGAATACTCCTCCGACTACAGATCCGAATCGTGGAATTAAGGGACAGAGAGAACACGAGCGGCATGAATATGAGCAGAAGGAACTGAAGAAAGAAGAAAAGATTCTCTCTCCGAAAGAGGAGAAGAAGTAATGCCTACTCAATTAATTCCATTTGGACTTCCAGTCACTATGGTGACTAATCAGGTGTATGCATTACCTACAGTAGTTAAGGCTACGGGGTTTTGCTCTGATGCAGCACCAACTATGGAACAATCTAACGATATTACGTTTGCAGTTAAAGCCGCAGTAACATTCACTGCTGGAATTGCTACACTTGTTGGCTCATTCATTAGAGCAACTACAGGAACTCCAACTATCATTTTGACTAGAGACTAGTTCGCTACGCTCACAGAAAGAAGGAGTAGACACGCGCTCCTTAATGCGTGTCCAATCAGTCAGAAGGAGGGACAAAGTGCCCATCGACAAACCGTATGCGTACCATAAGCCATCGTCAGAAGGATTGGAAAAGATCAACAAACTCAGGGAACATTTCTCAGAAGGTGAGAGACTCATCAGAGAAATCTGTCCCCCTAGTAGACATCAATCAGTTGCTATCACACAGAATGAAACAACGGCTATGTGGGCAATTAAGGCAGTTGTGTTTAATGATCCGAACTCCGAAGTTGAAAAGAGGGTAGAATAATGAGTCAATTCATGTTCTATCCCAATCCACTCAGTTCACGTTGCACACTGAAGACTGATGATGGATTCACTGGTCAGGGTCAACAGGCTACTGATCCTAATGGTCGTCAAGGTCAAGTCATCAATATCATCTCAGGACATCCATCAGGTCATGGTGCTGAGTTACTGTTAGAAGCTAACGGATTCAATACATTACGCGTGAGGGGATTCCTTGTAATCGATGGCAATACTGCACGGTTACAAGTTGATGATTACACACTCACTGAGGTGGCTGCGCCACCAGTAGAACCTCCTCCAACAGAACCAGGAGAAGAGGGACCGGATCCATATGCGAATCCATTAGATATCATCAACTATGTCTTCAATTCAACGAATCCTAATCTTGCATCAGGTGCAGGATGTGGATTATTTATTGAAGATGCGTGTGAAGCATTGCATACGATGATGCATCCTGCTTGGGGTCATATCAAGAAGAACCCCGGACAGAATCAATTCAACGGACACGCAGTCGATGCAATCATGCTCGTAGTTCCATCAGGATCAACTGCTCCGGGGATCTATGACATCATTCAGGACTCTGCTAGTCCTAATGCCAAGGTTGTATTCAACTACGTAGAACCACCTAATCCGGACTTGTGGTACTATCCTGCACTTCCACCTGTAAGTTTGAACAGGTATCTGCGCGGCTTTAGACACAAGTGACTGAACCTCGTTTCATTAGAAATCCTAATGAGTGGAAGCCGGAACCGAAGCAGGAGATATTCCTCTCGGTTCCCACTTCTATAAAAGAGGCTGTATATGGAGGGGGAGCAGGCTCAGGTAAATCAGACGTATTATTGCTCTATGGAATTGTACACAGGTGGCATGAAAATCCATTCTTCAAACAAGTCTTCATGCGACGTACTTTTCCTGAGTTGCGAAACGAGATTATCCCAAGATCTCGTGAACTTTATAGAAAGTTTGGTGCTACCCTCAATAAGACAGAAATGTGCTGGACATTCCCGCGTCCAGATCAGTATGGCGGTACAGGTGGAGCCAATGAAGGAGCAATGATCTTCTTAGGTCATTGTGAGAATGAAGACGATGTGCATAAATATGACTCTATGCAGATCAATCTGTATACTCCAGATGAAATTACTTCTATCACCGAATGGATATATTTGTACATCGGATTCCAGCGTGTTAGATCCCCCGTGCCAGAATTGCCCGCTATCATACGTGCTGCGGGGATGCCCGGAGGAATTGGTCATACTTGGGTATATAAACGCTTCATCAAACCGTATCCAAAAGGTGGAGTTATAATTCATGGCAGGGGAGGGAATAAAAGGATATATATTCACTCCACACTTGAAGATAATAAGTACATCGATCCAACCTACAAGCAATCGTTACAGGGAATCACAATCGATGCCGAACGAAAAGCCAAACTGTCGGGTGATTGGGATGCCTATCAAGGACAAGTCTTCGACGAATTCAGAGACAGAAAATACGAAGACGAATCTGGAAACGCTATTCATGTCATCGATCCTTTTGAAATTCCCGCATGGTGGCCGCGTATAGTTATCGGCGATTGGGGCTTCGCAGCCATGACATGGATAGGCTATGCGGCGATATCGCCATCGAAGCGCGTGTATATCTATCGTGAACAAACTTGGGTCAAAACTAAGATCGCAGAATGGGCACCCCATGTTAAATTATACATTGATAAGGAAAATCCAAGACTTATTAGATTCTGTAAAAGTGCCGGGCAAGATCGTGGACAAGAGCATACGATTCAACAGCAGATCTCAGCAGAACTCGACTGTGAAATCGAACTCTCGAATAACTCGCCCGGCTCGCGTGTTGCCGGTAAAATTCTAATTCACGAATATCTTCGTTGGAAACCTAAGCAGGTTAACGAAGAAGAAATTCCACCATACAATGAAGACTATGCGATGTGGATTCTTCGGAATAGAGGAATGAAGGAATACAACTCATACTTGAATTCATTCAATCCAATAGAACCTGAAACTAATCTTCCTAAACTTCAGATATTCAAAGATGCCTGCCCAATCTTGGTCGAAGCAATTAAGGCTTGTTCATATGATAAGCCTAAGGGTAATAAGCCGTCAGAAGACATCGCTGAATTTGAGGGTGATGATCCAATCGATGGACTCAGATATCTTGTTGACGCTGCGGAAGGGTTCTTCGAGGATGCTAGTGCTGAATTTAAGCAAGTACAAAAACAAGAACATTTACTTGAACAACTATCTACAAGCAATGACTGGACTGCATATTACCGCAATATGCACAAACTAGAAGTAGACGATGAAGAGATTCGCCCAGTTGCTCGATATAGGCACTAATCATGCTTAGACAATTATTTTATAAGTGGTTCGGGCTATCTGATGTGCCATGTGAAACCTGTGAGGTCTTACGTGAACAGTTGCATAAAAGCGACGTTGAGCGTAAGGAATTACTCCAGCGTCTCTTGGACAAGGATAAGCCTGAACCACTTATCGCTCCTGTAGACGAGGAAATGAAACCAGTAGTTCCACCATTCATTCCTTGGCGCGTGAAACAGCAGATGTTAGAAGCTGAAGATCGCAAGGCTGCACAAATAATGAAGGATCGTCAGAAAGAGATTACTGCATTAGAGAAAGAAATGGGCATTACTCCTGCCACGGAGGAAGTAAGATGAGTATTATGCCTACAGGTGGATACAGTGCCGACACTGAAGAGTATCGGCGTAGGATTCGTAATGGTGAGGATCCTAATCAACAAGATGGAGGAATTGGCCCATCACCTGAAGTAGTCCAACAGCAACAACAGCCACAGCCACAGATGAATCGTGAACAGTGGCGTGATGCGTGGATGGGTGCAGGTCAGATGTCACCAGAAGATGCAGATAAGTGGTTATCATCTCATGGTGCGCAGCAATTAGGTGAGAAGGCGGGCGTGTGGCGTACTCCCTCTGGAGATGTATTGGATCTTCAGATTGGTAGAGGCGGAGCCAAGGCTACTGGTGGAAAGATTACACCGGGTTGGACTCAAGTTGGTGGTGGAGGATATGAGCAATCAAGTCCAATGCAACCATCACCTAATGGCATGAATCAGATGATGAATCAGGATCAGCCACAGGAACCTGAGAATAATATTCAGAATGAACGTAACTATAGTGGAATGCAACGGAATAGAATGTCACGTAATACACGAGGTGGACTCGGACCATCAATGCAATTCGGCAATAATAATGCTAGGTTACAAAATCAAGGTTACTCTCCATCTTAGTTACAGGAAGGTAAGATTATGGGCTTCTGGTCAAAACTCGGAAAAATCGGATTAGCTGCGGCTCCTTACGTGGCTGCACCTTTTACAGGTGGAGCTAGTCTGATGGCTACAGGAGCCACTAACAAGGCATTAAGTGCGTGGAATCAACATGACGCGCAGAAGAATGCAGCTAAAGGACTCGCACCATCTAATTTCGACAGAATTTTAGGTGGAGCCAGTGAGGGTGCTGGAATGGCATCTGATATGGGCGCATTTAGTAAGACTGGACCACACGCACCGACGGGCGTATTCAGTAAGGGTGGTCAGACTCCATCAAACGTCATGGGTAGCATCAATACTGCAATGGGTAGAATACCTCAAATGCAGAGTCAACCTCAGATGCAACCTCAGATGCAGGGTGGTGGTGATATGCAGGGTGGATTAGGCCCATCAGCTATTCCACGACCCGGAATGATGCCATCTGATAATGAACCATACAGAAGTAAATTCGGTCGGAATTTTGGACCGGATCAGAATAATCCAAACTTAGCTAATTCCATCAATCAAGGTAAGATGGATGCGCGTCGTAGCGGCGGCATGATGCAGAGACTTCAACGTCAGTATGCATAATGGCTAAAGAATTATCAGACGAAACTAAAAGACTCCTCAAACTTATCGTTGATCATTGTGACGATGAGGATAGAGGTGTGCGTGATCGTCAGATACGCCAATGGCGTAGACTGAAGTTAATGTGGGAGAACATCCAACACACGTATTACTCGGAGGTGGCGCATGACTGGCGCACACCAGAATCAGAGAGATCTGGTGGAGATGGAGATCAAGGGAATTACGATAAACCTGTCAACGTCTATCGCGCATATCTTGAATCTATTATCGCTGCTCTCAGCGTTACTGTTCCTCCTATTACTTGTTATCCTGATGACGCGGATAACCCCTTGGATGTTAGTACAGCTAAGGCAGGTAATAAGATTGCTTCACTTATCTTTAAGCACAATGACGCACCTCTTCTCTGGTTACATGCATTATTTGTTTTCGTAACTGAGGGAATGACGGCGTGTTATACATACGCTAAGGAAGATGAAGAATACGGAACATACAAGGAAAACGAATACAAGGAAGAATTAGAATCTCACGACATTACTAATTGCCCATATTGTCAGGCACAGATGAGTGATACACTCACTCCTCCGATGACTGATCCTATGATGCAACAGATGGATCCGTCCATGATGATGGGTCCAGATCAGGGAATGATGCCTCCACAAGAGGAGGTAACAGATGAATTCTTACCAGAGGGACCACAGGAATGTCCTAGTTGTGGACAGATGGTTGTTCCTGTAAAATCACAGGAATCATTAACCGTAACTAGATTAGTCGGTGTTACGTCGAAGCCGAAGTCGCGCGTGTGCATGGAGGTATACGGTGGTCTTTTCGTCAAAGTTCCGGTATGGGCTAGAAATCAGTCTGATTGCAATTATCTTATATATTCCTATGAAACGCATTATGCAAATGTACTTGAGCAATACCCCGAACTCCGAGAAAAACTCGTCGCAGGAAAATCAACCTACGACCTCTACGAACAGTGGGGAAGAACTTCTCCTCAATACCGCGGGGAGCATCCGATAAACAATGCGACGGTTCGTAATGCATGGTTACGACCTGCAATATTTAATATTCTAAGTGAAGACGAATCAGACTCGTTACACAAAGAATTTCCTGACGGCGTAAAAGTGGTGGTTGTCAATGATTTCGTTGCGGACGCGTGTAACGAACCTCTTGATGATAGTTGGACACTTACTTATAATCCCCTTTCAGATTATATTCATTTCGATCCAATTGGTCTACTTCTCACTTCGGTACAGGATATCACTAACGATATTATTTCGCTCGTTGTTCAAACAATTGAGCATGGAATTCCTCAGACGTTCGCTGATCCCAAGGTTCTTAACTTCAAGGCGTATCGCGAATCAGAGGCTCTCGTCGGTGGAATCTTCCCCGCTAGTCCAAAGAGTGGAAAAGCGATGGGAGATGCATTCTACGAAGTTAAAACAGCCACTTTAAGTCAGGAAGTATTACCATTTGCCCAGAAAGTTCAGGAAATTGGACAGATGGTATCCGGTGCTCTGCCATCTTTATTCGGTGGTCAGATGTCAGGCTCACGTACTGCGAGTGAATACAGTATGAGCCGTGCTCAGGCACTTCAAAGATTACAGAGCACATGGAAAATGCTCCTGATGTGGTGGAAAAACGTCAATGGTAAGGCTATCCCCCTCTTCATCAAGGAAATGAAAGATGATGAGAAGCAAGTTAAGAAGGACGAATTCGGAAATTTCGTCAATGTTTTCATTCGTCGTTCTGAACTTGAAGGTAAAATCGGTAGTGTTGAGCTGGAAGCTAACGAAAATCTTCCAATGACATGGAATCAGCAGAAAGATGCTATCATGGAGTTGTTCAAGATGAACAATGACACGATCACGGCATCCTTGACGACTGCTGAAAACATGCCATATATTAAACAGTCCATTGGACTGAATGATTACGTTATTCCGGGTGAGGATGATAGACAAAAACAGTATGAAGAAATTCAACTGTTGACTAATAGCGAACCTATTCAGATGCCGCCTGATCCTATGGCAATGCAACAGGCACAGATGATGGGTGGACCGTCTCCTCAACCCCAGAATATGCCTAGTATTATGCCGGAATACGATGTGGACAATCATCCACTCGAATCCGATATCTGTCGTAGATGGTTAGTGAGTGATGCTGGTAGACTTTGTAAGTTAGAGAATCCAGCAGGCTACGAGAATGTTCTACTCCATATGAAGATGCATCTGGATATGGATAAACAGAAGATGATGGAACAACAGATGGATCAGATGCAGGCACAAATGGCTGTAATGCCTCCTCCAACCGGAGATGGAGCAAATAATCCGAAATCTCCTCAGCCCAATGCAGGAGTTCAAATGGGAGTAGGACAGAATGCGCCAACTATTCAATAATTTGTATGCACCGGAATCAGATTCTGGTGGTGGTACGACAACTGCTGATGAAAATCTTGACACATTTGAACTGTTAAATGAAGAAACCTCTGATGAAGTCTTGGATCTCTCTAAGACTCCTGAAAAAACTAAAGAGGAAGGTGAAGAGGAAGGTGAAGTTGAGACGGAAGAAGAGGAAGTTGACGAATTAAAGGAAATTGAAGAAGAATTAAAGGGACCATCAGAAGAAGATCTGGAGTTAATGACTCCAGTTCGCAGGAAGGAAATTCTTGCGAAGTATCCGAAGCTGTTCAAGGATTTTCCGTATCTTGAGAAGGCATATTATCGTGAGCAACAGTTCACGGAAGTATTTCCTACCATCAATGATGCGAAATTAGCCGTTGAAAAAGCCGGAGTGATGGATAATATAGAACGTCAGGTAATGTCAGGAGACATTACGACGATTCTACAGGCGGCAAAGTCGGAAAACAACGAAGCATTCTTAAAAATTGCCGACAATTATCTTCCAACACTCCGAAAAGTTGATCAACAGGCATATTATCACGTATTGGGTGGTGTTGTAAAAGATACCATCGTTACAATGGTACGTGAGGCACGTTCTCTCGGAGAACAGGGCGCACCATTACAGGCGGCAGCTAATATTCTGAATCAATTCGTCTTTGGTTCACAGAATTTTCAGCCGCATCAGCCACTCAGTAAGCAGAGTAGGCCGGAAGAGCAGAATAGGGAACAAGAATTTCAGCAGCAAGATCGTCAGCGTGTAATGACTCAGTTTGAGTCAACACGAGAGGATCTTCAGACGCGCGCAGACAATGTTCTAAAATCAACGATTGATCAGCATATCGATCCCAACAAGACGATGACTGATTACGTGAGAAATCACGCAACGAAAGAGGCATTTGAAAAGTTAGAAGATCTTATCTCCAAAGATACGCGCTTCCGTGGGTTACTCGATAAACTCTGGGAACGTGCATTCAGCTCAAATTTCAACAAGAGCGATACGGATAAGATCAAGTCAGCCTATCTCTCCAAAGCTAAAACACTGTTGCCTTCAGTTATAAAAAAGGCCCGAAACGATGCTTTGAGGGGATTAGGTCGTCGTGCAAGTAGTGATAGTGATACGGAAGAAACATCGACTCCTAAGAAGAGTCCAATTACGCCCGGTCGTTCCACGACCCAATCGTCCAGTGGAAAAATCAAATCAGGTAAAGATATTCCACGCGGTATGTCCACCTTGGATTTCTTAAATTCATAGGAGGACTGATTGGGGATTACTAATGGCAGTTGTAGAAGCACAAGTCGCTGCAACTGAACTCGAAAAGGTAATTGATAAAGTTCGAGTTCTGTTTGAGCGCGACGATAAGTTCTACTCAAACATCAAGAAGCGCGATGTTGAGAAGATTTCTCATCGTCAGATGCGTGTGCCTCTTGAATTGCGTCCCGGTGGTTCATTCCAGTATTTCAACCCCGATGGTGGAGATCTGGGACGAGGCGGTGGGCCGACATTCGATAAGGCCGTACTTAATTCAGTGTTCCTCTCAGAGAACATTGAATACACCAAGTTAAGTCAGTGGGCTACTGATGATGCACGTAAGGCCATCATCAATTCAGTTCGCAGACTGACTGCTACTGCATTAGATGAATTCAGGCGTCAGCTTGATTCTCAGATGATGCAGTCTGGTGATGGCGTCATTGGCGTTGTCACTACTGATACTCCTGCTGGTGGTTCTAACGTCATTAGCTGCACTACCGATGGTTTCGGTGTGCGCTTAATGCGTTATGATCAGACTGTTCAGGTGTGGGATGCTGCTCTTGCAATCAATCGTGGTTCTGGTAAGATTACAGGCTATGATGTTGAGAACAAGACAATCACTGTCACTCCTCAGATTGCTGGTGTCACTGGTACAGATAAGATCGTTACCAATGGTATCACTTCTCCTGCCTCATTACCGGGTCTGTTCGGCGTTCCTTACCATCACTCCAATTCGTCGTCTGGAAATTGGTTAGGATTCAGCCGTAGCACGACTCCTGAAATCCGTGCAAATCGTGTTAATGCTGCTGGTGTGGGACTTACCCTCCCTCTTCCACGTCTTGCCATTAACAAGATTGGAAATCGAGTTGGTATTGACAACTCGTTCAATCCTCGTGCATGGACGCATCCCTGTCAACAGCAGGCGTATGAGGAAATCGGTCAGTTAGTTTCCACGATACAGAAGGCAGCCAAGGAAGAAGGGCTGAATATGTATTTCAGTGGTGGCAATATGCAGCTTGCTGGTGCTGCTATTTCACCATCGTATTCGTGGGATAAGACTCGTATCGATTTCATCGTAGATGAAGTTTGGGGACGTGCAGAAATTCTCCCAATCGGATTCTACACTACTGATGGTCGTAAGATCTTCGAGATTCGTGGACCGTCTGGTGGCGTAGCTACTGCTGAAATCTTCTACATGGTTGTGGGTATGCAGACATACGTGTCTAATCCCGCTGCATGTAGCTATATCGATAACTTAGCTGTCCCAGTGGGGTACTAGAACAATGCCTATCCCTGCATCCGATTGGGCACAGTTGAATCCGGTCAATTTCGTAGCACCTGTTACGTTAGCAAGTGCTGCGGTAATTGCACCTACTTCATTCTTCACTGTACTGACTGGTAACGTCGCAGTGGGTACAATTACACCTCCTGTTCCTCACGCGCATATGCTCGCACTTCAGTTCGCTGGAACTGGTGGTGTGGCAGCTACTGCGGGTGTTGGTGGTGTTTTGACTACTACTGCATCAGTTGCTGGTCAGGTGATGTTGTTAGTGTACAATCCTTCTACACAGAAATATGTGCCAGTAGGATAACTATGGGTGTCAGCTCGTTTATGCCTATCATTTTGATTATATGCTTGCTAATTCTGGCGAGATTTATTAAGAGATAGGATGCTATGACCCGCGAGCTGACACTCACTCATTCTCATGGTGGATGGAGGAGAGAATGATCCCAGGATCAGTTAGTAAACTTGTTGAACAGTCTGTAGCTTCAGCAGCCACTATTACAGCGAAAGCTGATATCGTGAAAGTTAGTGGAACTACACAGATTAACACTATCATTCCGGGACTTGGAACTAGTCATGGTCAGTTCCTCGTTTTGGTTCCTACGGATGGTGCTGTTACACTTGGAACCTCGGGTAACATCTTGGTAGGTATTGCCGCAGCACAGAATCGTGCTGTGTTCCTTGTGTTTGTGAAATCACTCGGTAAGTGGCTGATTAACTCGGGCGTGTAAGCCAATAAGAGTGGGGCGCGCATACTGTACACGCGCACGCGTATATCATGGAATCAGTAGAAACGATCAATCAACGTCTTATCGATTATTACGGGCTTGATGTAGCATCAGATAGACCCATATTTCGTATCGTATGGGCTAATGAACAGTTAGAGAAACGACGAGTAGATGTTACTGAAGCTGGTATTGAACTTTTATTTCCAGAAGTTGTAGAAATAAAAAAGTACTCATATCTCAAGGATTTATATGTCCTTGAACGTCTTGTCGTAGTTCCTGAAGAATATCAGCGTGAACTAGGCGTGAAGACATCGTATGAGCCTCTTTGGGCGTTTGCTGATGAGAACCGTAATCCTCTTCCTCCTCTCTGGAGTGCAGCTAAGTTCATTATTGATACTATGTATGCTGCACTTGGTAAGAGTAATATGGCGAAATACGTAGAGGACGAGAAACAAACTACTCCTGAAGGTCGGGAGCAGCGTATTACCGAATTGCAAGAGGAACTGTTCGGTAACGAGACAGAAGTAGGCGATGCTCTCAGATATCGCGAGGGTATCGTTGTTCCTCCAAATTACAAGGTGAATTGATGCCAATCCAAGTGGGAGAATTTCCCGGACTGAATGTTCCATCTAATCGTCGTACTATTCGTGCACCTGTGAATCCACTGGATAAATCTACTGTAGTATCAATTCTTCCGAAATATATCAATGAACGTAAAGCCACGATTTCGCCGGGGGTATTTGAATTACTTCCGGGTTCGTTTGAGAAACCATCAATTCTCGTGGTTGGTACGAGTAGTTGGTGGCGTGAAATTGACGAGGGTCAACCCCTACTTGAAATCACTGTATCATCAATTCAGGTAGCCGATTCAATTGTACGTGATTACTCGAACGGATTACTTGCCTGTGATATGGCAGAATTGATGCCGGGATTATTCTATGTCCCCGGTGAATTCGATATTACCAAACTGAAAAAGGATCATATGCCTTCACTGATGAGGGCACAGGCAAATCAGAAGCGTTGGTTCATGGAATTAATCCGTATCGCGGATATTCTGTGGTCACGTTCTAATGGAAATCCACTTTCAATCTCAGATGATGCGCGTATGGCATGTCGTGAGATGAATATCACGAATAAACCGTGGTTGGGTGATCTTCAAACTGCGGAACTTATTCGTTGTGTCGCGTGTGGTGCGTTACGTAATCCTGCGTTCCCAATTTGTCAGTCATGTCATGCGATTATTGACAAGGAACGTGCAAAAGAACTCGGTTTAACCTTTGCAAATCAGTAAAAGATGGCTACAAAACAGGAAATACTTGCTGAACTGACAGCAGCAGAAGGCCATATAGCCACGGCCAAACAAATGGTTGATAGTACAGGTACGCCTGCTCCTATTCCACCACCATCGTTAGACTACGTAGAAGTCAATCCGGGTGATAATATCATGCAAATGATACAGGATCACGCGGCAGGAACTAAGTTCCACCTTCACGATGAGTTCGTACAGGATTGTGGTATTGAAGCTGCATTTCCTAAGCCTTGCACACTGTTCTCTAAGCGTGCAACACTCATCGGAATCTTCTACGCCATACCGAATATGCACTTCATTGGGATGACACTCAATGGAGCGAATAGCAACACTATCTTGACTGGAGCTGATAATGTCAAGTTAGATGCTTGCACACTGAATGGTAATGTCGGAGGACAGCATCGCGGTATTCTTGCGAATTGCAGAGGAATGCGTATTCGGAATACGAAGATCCTCAACATCGCTAAGGATCAAGATACGCAGGCTATTCTCGGCACGAACTACACTGATGATTTGGAAGTTCTTGGATGTCAGTTAGAAGCATCAGGAGAGAATATCCTCTTTGGCGGAGATACTTCAGTCTCTGAAGCTGCTATTCCGAAGAATATCAAGATTAAGGGTTGTCTAGTCACTAAGAAATTAGAGTGGAAAGACAATCCGGCTACCTGCAAGAATTTGATTGAAATCAAGCAGGGAACTGACATTGAAATTACTGACAATGTCCTCGAATATTCGTTCGTAGATGGACAAACTGGATACGCATTCGTTCTGACGGTTCGGAATGAATACGGACAGTCTCCGTGGGCTACAATCAGGAATCTGAGAATTGAAAACAATCACATTCAACATGTAGCTGGCGCATTCCATCTGCTTGGACGAGATGACAGAGGTTCTAACTATCCTTCTCAAATCATGAATAATGTTCTGATTAAGAACAATAGGATTGATGATATGAGCTGGGAATGGGGTGGAAACGGACGACAGATCTTCATTACTGGTGGACCTGATAAGGTTACATTCGATGGTAATGAATTTGATTGTCCTACACTTCCAAATAGCGCACTGAGCTTCGATCAACCACAGTATCTGGTAACTGACTTAGTAATCAAGAATCAGATGATGGTTGATGGAGAATATGGAATCATTGGAACATCGTCACCGGGATTAGGCACTCCCGCACTTGAAATGTATGCTCCCGGTTATAAGTGGGAGAATAATACTATCAAAATTATGGGAGGAAATCCCTACGTTAGTTGGCCTGCGGGAACTAGCTTCATTTGATAGGAAGGAAACGATGCCACATCAGGTTACGGTAACAGGAGTTGTAGGACCGGGTCGTACAGTTACAGCTGCCGTGATTCCAAACGTCACAGAAGTAACATTCGTTCCTGATCCCAAGCAGCTTAAGTTGAAGACTAACGATCCAAACAACGCTAACAAGGATTTCGATATTTCAGCTGCTACTACTGTTACTTGCACAATCACTGGTGGTAATTACGCGTTTGTAGTTAGCTAAGGCAGATCATGAGCACAACATCATTAACGGCTGGTGACGTAATGGATCGTGTGGCAGCGTTAATGAATGATCCTGCCAAAACTGATTACACATATTTAGCTCAAGTGATGTATCTAAATATGGCAATTGATGAATTATGCGAAGAATTGGAGAACTCCAATGCCACCGCAACTAATCAAACATCACTGGTAATCAAGGTAGGAGTAGGGGAGAATCAAATCCCCTCTCCTCCTGCCGACTTAGTAGAAATTCAGAGTGTCGGTGAAAGATTAGCCGGAACTCTAGATGGTTTCATTAAGATGGATAGACGAGAATTTGTTCCGGAATTTCCACCCAATAATGCATTAATTTATTGGGCTTGGGAGAACCAGAAGATCAAATTCAATCCGCGTGGTGCTCTGACTGCGCGTGAAATTCAAATTCAGTATGTTCGCCAGCCAATTTTACAGGCACAGGATGAAAAATCAATCATCGGTGCCATAAATGCGCGTTCATACTTGACATTCAAGACTGCTGCTCTCTGTGCAATGTTCATCGGCGAAGATGAAAATCGCGCAAAAGTTCTCGATGAACAGGCAGATCGAGCATTAGATCGAGTTGAAGGAATCAACAATAAGGGCAGACAGCAGATGATGACCCGTCGTAGACCATTTAGATCAGCATTCAAAAAAGGTGGTTATTAATGGCGTCTGCCTCAAATGTCAAGATTCATGTTACATATCGAGGAGATGTTCTCCTTGATGTAACTGCTGATTGTGCTGAGAACGTCAATGCATTTCCGCAGTTTGAAGTAATTACTCTAGAACCAGATGTGATTACTCTAGTTACTCCACCGGCTGATCCAGTTGGCGCAATTCCAAAAGGCGTATTAATTCTACCTCCAGCTGGTAATACTCTCAATTGGGGATTACGCACTCAACCTGATCCAACTGGAGATGGTTCATTTCCTAGTGGTTTTCAGGCAATGTTATTTCACAAGACTAATCCTGTCTTTCTAACAATTGGGCAACTTCAGGGTCTTTATTTCCAAGCTGTAGCAGGTCTGTTAAAGCTCACATTCATCTGGGTCTAATCATGCTGCGCGGACATGAACCATACGTAATCGAGCGTTTCGGCGGACTATGGGAACGTGGTGATCCTGAGTCTGCTCCGGGTGATTGTTTCACTTTAGCTGATAATATTCAGTATTTCGATTCAGGATTTGAGACGAGAAATCCACTCGACATATACATGGCAGCTTCTCTGGGTCCAATCACCAGAGTATATGACTATGTTACCATTGATGGTCAATCTCTACTTGTACATTATGTTGGTGGAGTAATTTTTCATATTAAAAATGGTGTAGCAACTCAGATTCTTGCCATTGCAGGAATGGAAGATTTTGGATTCGTTGCTATGGGTGGACGCGCATTCATTACACCCATCAAATCACTCACTGACGCTCAAGGAATGTATTATGAACTAGGAATGCAAAATCAGTTCGTATACGTGTATGATGGAAATCCAGCTCATGTACCTGCGCGTAAGGCAGCGGGATTTCCTCCTTCTAATACTACTCCACCTAACCTTGTACCTGCAACTAATGCGTTGAAGCCATTTTTAGCCTATCCATCAATTGAAGTCGGTAAAGTTACACAAGGTATTCATTCCATCGTAGTTACATTCAATGGAGGATTACCGGGTCCATCTACAACAGGTATTGATCCACCTGCATACAGTTTTAGAATTGTAAGTTCACCTTTTGGCAAACAGATTCAGTTAAATAATATTCCATTAGATCCTAATGTTTCAAACTATCCACGTATAATTCAAATGACGAAGGGGATTCCCCCTGAAACATTTGATCCAGATCCACTTAAATACATTTATTATACTGTATTAACTATTCCAAATAATACAGAAACAAGCGCACTCATCAATGTCTCAGATGAAGAATTAGGAGATGCAACTCATCCTCCTTATACACCAAGTGGTATTCCTGAACCGTTTACGGGTGCATTATGGGTAACTAATACGAAGGTAGAAGGATTCAGTGATCTGGGATTTCATATGGTCGCTGTGGTCTATGAAACAGATACAGGCTATCTGACTGCACCCGGACCTGAATTCTATGGTGGACAAACATACATCAATACTAAAACATCAATAAAAGTCAGCAATATCCCTATTGGACCATCATACGTCAAGAAACGGCATTTAATCTCGACTAAACGGATTGATTCTTACAATGGAGATCAGAAGGGTTATCAATATTTCTTTATTCCAGAGGGAAATATTGACAATAACTTCGATACATTCAAATTAGTCAAATATTATGATGCAGATCTATTAGATGATGCATCTCATCTTCTTGATAACTTTTCTGAGATTCCTGCTGGTGTAAATCTCAACACCTATCACTCTCGATTAGTCATAGTTGGTGAATACGGTACAACTGAGTCCTTAGAAGGAATTTTACCTCCTCAGGTGGATAACAGGTCTGTAGCTAGATTAAGTGCGCCCGGAGAACCTGAAGCAATATCGAAGGTAGATGGCTTAATCATAGCTCCATTGGATGGAAATCCACTAACTCATTGTCAAGAGTTCCGTGATGTGCTGTATTTGTTCAAAAAGACACGCACTTACGGCTACTCAGACAATGAAGATGTTCCCGCATCATGGAGAGAACAGGTTATCGATCAAGGAGTTGGCGCACCAATACATGGTATAGCGACTGTCCTTGATTCTGGTGGCGTAAACATCGATTATCTGTTAATTGCAGATTTATCGGGTTTAATGCTGTTCAATGGCGTCTATTCACGACCTGAATTATCGTGGAAAATCGAGAACTTCTGGAGATCATTCAATCGAAATGAAATGAGATCCATGCAGATCGTGAATGACTCACTGAATAAGAAGATATGGATTGTACTTCCCCCACCTCTGAGGAATTACGTATTACATGCAAATTACGAGGATGGACTTGACGCAAAAAACATCAAATGGTCAAAATGGAAATTTGATCAACTGATGAATGGTGTTGCTTTAATTGAAACTGACAAATTAATTCTCACATCCACAGATGGAGTCTATTTCATTAATCCAACTAAACCTACATGGTATGACACATACTATTCTGTAATTAAGAAGATACCAGATCCAACTGTACGCACGGCATTGTTAGGAGAATAGTATGCCTCAAGGTTCGGCTGCAAGTGATGGATCTTCAGGCGAAAACATATCTCATTTCGCTGCAATCCGAGTGCGTGTGACTGGGACTGGTAACTTGTTGATGCAAGTGAGTTCACTTGATAATGTTAAAACTAAGACTTTAGTTCCATTCACTCTGCAAGCTGCAAATCGAATCATTCCAACTAGATTAGTGAATTTCACTGAACAGCGTGCATCATTTGAATTGAAAACGTCTATAATAGGAGAGAAATTCAGGATTAATCGAATTGTAGTATTTATGAAGGAAGTCGCATCCTCGTATCCGGGGTCATAATGCCCTCTAAATTCAATAATCCGGGTGGGAAGAAACACTCTCGTTTCGCCGATCTGACTACAATATTAGCTCAGTCAAGGACTAAACTTGACTCTGCTACTTACCAAACTATTCAAGAAATTATCAATAGACTAAGTGATTTTCAAGATCATATAACTAGTATTGTCGCTGAATCGGCTCCTAATCAATTTCCACAGACACCCTCCGAGCCTCCACCTCCTGCTAATCTAGGTCTGCCATTACACGCACCCACTCATAGTGATGGCGCGGCAGACCCAATCGACATACGAAATTTAGCCGGATATTCTAACGATCCACTCACATTTCTACGTGGAGATCGTACATTCGGTGTACCTCCTG